CGCTACGCTATGGTGTAGCGGGATTAATCGAGCAATCTGGCGACTGGGCTTTTATAGTATAGGGCAATCAATGGCATTCAAACAGCTAATGATCGGCGGTGGCGTCTCAGCTAAATCAATGAGCGTGGATCGTTTCTTTGAGTACATGCGAGATATTGCTGACGATGACCACTCCCCGTCTTCGATGTATCGCGCCGTGTCTTGGGCTTTTCGATGTGTTAATCTGCGCGCTAGTGCTGTATCGTCAATTCCGTTTCGCATTGTGCGCGGCGAGACTGAGATAGAAGATTTCGAAATCGACCTGGGCGACCTGCTATTCGCTACAGAAGCATTTATTTGCATGTACGGCGCGGCGTATTGGCTGAAGCTGAATAACCGTGTGATGCTCAAAGACATTCAGGTATTGAACCCGAAGACGATGAGTGTCAATACCGCGCCACGAAAGGGCATTGTAGGTTTTACGCAGCGCATCAAGGGCGTTGACACGCATTTTAAGCCAGAGGAGATTGTATACTTCCGGCTATTCAATCCAGATGATGACCTGGGGCCTGGTGTATCGCCCATGTCGGCCGCCATGCACGCCGCGGGATTGGCGTATAGCGTCAACGAGTGGGCCGGAAAGTTCTTTGCACAAGGCGCTATTCCGGCGGTGATTCTCAGCTCGGAGCAGAACATACCTGAGACAGACAGGTCGCGCATTCGTGATCTGTGGAATAGGGCGCTTGGCGGCGTCAAAAACGCATTCAGAACCATTGTTTTGCATCGTGGCCTGAAGGCGCAAGTTATCGGTATGCCGGTCAAAGACTTGGCAATGCCGCAACTGACCAAGATGGTACGAGAAGAGATCGCTATTTCGTTTGGCGTGCCTGAGTCAATGGTGGGTGATCCGGCGTCAAACTATGCTACGGCAAAGACAAACCGGCTGTCATTCTGGCAGGAAACGGTCATACCAGAAGCGCGCATTTTAGAACGGTTCATTAATCGTCAACTCTTTGAGCCGTTGGGCCTCACGTTTGAATTTGAGTTTGGCAAGATCGAGGCGGTGCAGCAAGACGAAGCCGAAAAAGCGGAGTTTGTAGTCAAGCTGTTTGAATCAAAGATTATGACCATCGAAGAAGCACGTGATCAGATGGGGTTGCGTGAGTTGACGCCGGCAGAGCTGGAAGAGTTGAAACCGAAGCCGCCACCGATGCTGCCAGCGCCGCCAGATGATGACCAACAGAATAGTGAACCAGAGCCGCCAGGGAATGAGAAAACACTGGCGGCTTTGCGCAAGTGGCGCACGAAGGCGCGCAAGCGGGGCAAGCCGTGCGAGTTTGACAGCGAGCATATTGCAGATGATCTAGCCGGCGCCGTTAAAACAGCGATGGAACAGGACATTGACAGCGCATTCGATTTTCTGAAAGCGGTCCCTGAAGGCGTGACGGCGGCGGAGGGTCGTGTGCAGCGACGTGTGGCATCCGCTATGGAACCATACCAGTCAAGCATTGCAGCCACTATTGCGGCGGGGCAAAGCATTGATTGGGCCAAAATCAACGGCGACCTTCGGGCGGCGATTCAACCGGAGATAAGCCGCATTGCTACAGAGCACGCCATGCGAACAGCGGCGGAGATCGGCGTGGAGTTTGACATTGCAGTTATCAACGAAGCGGCGCTTGCATGGGCCAATGAATACACAATGGAGCTAGTCAAGGGATTAACAGAGACGACACGGGCTGTGGTGCAGCGAGCCATTGACGCGTTCATCGCCACGCCTGGCATGACCACGGGCGATCTGACAGGGCTGCTCGAGCCGGCGTTTGGGCGCATTCGCGCAGAGATGATTGGCATCACTGAGGTGACACGGGCCTACTCTGCCGCCACCAACGTATACAAAAAGCTATTGGCAGAGGCGGGTCTTAACTCTGAGCGCATTTGGAATACAAGCGCAGATGAAAAAGTATGCCCGATCTGTGGGCCATTGGACGGGCAGCCAGAACGCGAGTGGGCTGATATGTTTCCCAGTGGGCCGCCGGCACATCCCCGCTGCCGGTGTTGGTCAACACTGAATGTGTTGGTATAGCGATGGCATACAGAATCGAAGTGAAGGGCATCGAAGAGATACAACGTAAGTTGGGCGTCAATCTTGGATCATCGCTTATGCCGGCATTCAGAGCGGCGGGCGAAGAAGTGCGTAAGGAAGTGGCGCAATATCCGGGGCCTGTAAGCCACCCGATCCAATGGGCCAGTGACAAGCAGCGCCGGGCCTATTTTGCACAACGTCACGATAAGGGATTGTCACCTGGCTACACACGGCAATCTGACCCGATGTCACAGAGGCTAGGCCCATCATGGGCGGTGGAGGCGTCACCTATGCGGGTTGTGGTGGGTACTCGTGTGGGCTATGCACCATACGTGCAAGCAGACGAAATGCAGCAGCCGATGCACAAGGCAACCGGCTGGCGCACAGATAAGCAGGCCGTGGAAATTGTAGAGATGAGCGGGAAAATACAGCAGATATTCGACAGAGCGATCCGCTTCTTGTTTGGAGGGTAACGCATGGATGACAACCTAATCGCCTTTGGCAGCGAAATCAAGGCACTGGATGAGGGGCGCATCGGGGGATACCTGGTGCGCTTTTCTAGTGCAGATGATCCTGATATGATGGGCGACTTTTTCACGAAGGAAACTGACTTTGGGCCGCACAAGACAAGCATCGTTTACTACCAGCATGGTTTTGACGGCACGCTCAAAACACGTGTGCTTGACAGTGACGCGGCGCTTAAGACCGACGATGCTGGCGTGTGGATCGAAGCGCAGCTCAATATGCGTGACGAATACGAGCGGTTTATCCACGAAGCAGCCGCGGCCGGAAAGATGGGATGGTCAAGCGGCACGGCATCGCATCTTGTTGAACGTGAGGCGGCTGGCAAGGCATCCCATATCAAGTCGTGGCCGTTGGGTCTTGATGCCAGCATAACCCCGACGCCGGCGGAGCCACGCACGCGCGTGATTCCGTTGAAAGCATATTTGAAAAGTCTGACAGACACCACAGACGCCGAAGTCAAGGCGGAGCCACAGGGCGAGGCAACAGAGGCCGCGCCGGCCACCGCAACGGACGCCGAAGCGGAGTCAAGAGAAATACCCGTGAAAACGGGACAACCCGCAGAAGTGAAAGAACCGGAGGCAACGACAATGAGTGATGAAATCAAGAAAGATGTTCCCGAAGTGAACATCGAAGAGATTGCGGCAAAGGCCGCGGCAGCCGCGGTGGAAGGCGTATGGAAGAAGCTGGCGGAGGAAAAGCCTGAGATGGTGGGGGGCTTTGAGACTGCCGATGAAGCTATTGAGTCAGAAGAGGGGACCAAGAGCTTCGGTGACTTCCTGTTGGCAGTGCGGCGCAAAGACACGAAGTATCTTGCAAAGACCTGGAAGAGCACTTTGCTGGAAAACGAAGGCACTCTTGGTGGGTTCCTGGTTCCAAGTGGATTCCGGGCTGAATTGCTCAAGCTGATGGGCGAGCAGTCCATTGTGCGCTCACGGGCGACGGTGATCCCTGCCGACATGCCGACTACGCAGATTCCCGAACTGACTCAGACTGGTGGCCCCTCGGCTGCTGGTGATCCGATATGGTTTGGTGGTGTGCATCTTCACTGGACAGAAGAGGCCGGCACAAAGACTGAGACCAACCCGACATTCGAGATGATAAATCTGGCTGTTCATGAAATCAGCGGTTACACCCAGGCATCCAACGCTGTCACGAAAGACAGCGCCAGAGCGGGGTTGTCCGTGGCGGCACTGTTGCAGCAGCTCTTTGCCGGCGCATTCGCATGGCAGGAAGATTACGTTTTCTTGCGTGGAAATGGCGTGGCGAAGCCGTTGGGTATCCTGAACTCGCCGGCGCTGCTCACCCAGGCGCGTACCACTGACAGTGACATTGTGTATGCAGATGTCGTAGGAATGTATAGCCAGTTCTTTGGCGAAAACGGCGTCTGGCTGGTTTCCCGTGGATCTGCCGTGGCGAAGTTGCTCCAGATGGTTGACAACTCTACGGATAAGCGCTTGATCTGGCAGCCGAACGCACGCGACGGGATGCCTGGCACGATCCTTGGTATGCCTGTCATCGTCACCGAAAAGACGCCGGCGCTCAATACCGAGGGTGACCTGATTCTGGCTGACTTCTCCAAGTATTTGATCTACGATATGGGTGAGTTTGCCATTGACTTCTCAGAGCACTTCGCCTTCACCAACAACAAGGGAACGTGGCGATGTTCAGAGCGGATCGACGGGCGACCGTGGCTGAAAGATGCCATCACGCTCACCAATGGCAGCACGCAGGTCTCACCGTTTGTGGCGTTGACCGACGACTAGCAGAGACCGGCTAGATCACAATAACCAATAGCGGGGCGGCCAACAGGTCGCCCCTTTCGTATGGAGGCAAAACCATGGAAATGCTTACTGAAAAACTGGCGCTGGTGGCGGCGATTGACCCGGATAGCTATACGGCCAATACGTACTACACCGATGCCATTGACATGAAATACTGGGAGCGGGTTGTGTTTGTTGTGGCTGTTGGTGATATGGCTGCGACTGCGACGGTGGACTTCTCCGCAGTGGAAGGCACGACAACCACGCCGACCACGGCATTCGCGACAGCCAAGGAAATCACGCAGTTGACTGGCGCCGGCACCGACGACGACAAACAGGCGCTGCTGGAGATTCGTGCCGAAGAGATGGACCCGGCTAACCGCTATGTACGCGGCAAGCTGGTAACGGCAACTGACGCGAGCGATGTATGCGTTGTGGCTCTGGCAGAGGGCTGGCACAAGCCGGCGTCTGATTTTGACCTCGCCTCTGTGGATGAGATTGTGGCGTAAGTTGGTTCACCCGGCAAGCTGGCAGAGTTTCTCTCCTTTTGCTCACCAGCTTGCCGGGTTCCAAAAGGGGACAACCGAATATGAACAACCTGAATACAGCAGACTTTTATGATGCCTATTGGGGCGGTGAAGGCTGCAAAACATATCTGAGAGATCGGCAGCTTGACGAAATTGCACAGTACATCGTGTGGCAGATCGGGGCAGATACGTGCAATGTGCTAGATCTTGGTGGTGGTATCTCACGTGTGGCGCGGTTTGCAAAGCAGGCGGGACATTATCCGTTGGTGATTGACTTCTCGCAGTCGGCAATCGACGCTATGCGAGCGGTGGGTATCCCCGGCAAGGTGTATGACCTGACCAAGTGGAAACGTCGCAAGCTGGCAGAGGCTGACGTGGTGATATGCACTGAGGTATTAGAGCATATTGAGGAGCCGGAGAATATCGTCAAGATGACGGCGGCACATGCGCCACGGGCATTTTTCACGGTTCCTGACAACTGCATGGGGCCGGATGAATGCGCCACGCATCTGCGGAAATACGACGCCGGCAGTTTGCGGAAATTGCTATCGGCGCACTGGGAGTCGGTGTATATCCGATCAATGTATCGCTGGTTGATAGCGGAGGTGACGGCGTGATTGCCTTTACCTACGTGTACAACGAGCAAGACATACTACCGTGGACGCTTAAAGCGATGCTGAGGCAGGGCGTTCGGCTGCATGTTATAGACAACTGGTCAACAGATAGTACACGAATGGTTTTGTGCGAGGTGTGTCCAGTTGGTACAGTTTTGGAGCGTTGGCCGCATGAAGCGCCGCCAAAATGGTTCGACCTTGACAGCATCCTGCACCGCATCGAGGCGATACACGCCGAACATGAACCAGAATGGGCGCTGTTGTTCGGGGCCGATGAAGTGATGGTATCGTGCTGGCCGGACGTGCCACTGAATGTGGCGTTGGAACGGGTACGTTCTGAGGGATACAACGCCGTCAACTTTCGATCATTCTCATTCCATCCGGTTGACAATGACTGGACGCCAGACAAAGACCCAGAGGCGCACTTCCAATACTACACACCGGGCCGGCGTGACAACATTCGAGCATGGTTCTCGGATGGTAAGCCAATCACAATTCTTGACGGCACACATGACCTGCAATTCGAGGGTATACGGGTGTACCCGTTGAACTTCGCTATCAAACATTACTCATTTCGCACTCAGGCGCAAGCAGAGCGGAAAGTGTTTGAGGAGCGCAGGCCGCGTTACCATCCGGCGAACAGGGCCAAAGGCTGGCATGGGCACTATGACCACATTCAGCCAGGCTACTCATTCATCAAAGACCCGCGGGGATTGCGGCACTACGATCCTGCAACGTTCTTTGATGAACTTCAGGAGCGGCCGGCATGAGAATCCTTGTCTACACGCCGATGCTCAGACTGTACGGGCGGGCATTGCAGTCGATTCTCAGACTGGAATATCCGGGGCGTTTCGACATTACGCTCTGCAAAGGCGGCAACATTCAGCCAGGTGATGACAAGCGGACAGGGTTTGACGTGGTCACAGAGAAGTACAACCATGCACGTGACCTAGTACTGACTGGAATGTACGATGCAATGCTGGCAGTAGAAGATGACATGATCGTGCCGCCGGATGCACTGACACGACTACTGGCCACGGGCGCAGATGTAGCGTATGGGCTGTACTGTTGGCGTAACATGGGGTTCCACAAATGGAGCGCGTATACAGAACTGGCAGACGTGAGCGGTACGTCACTCGACACTGACCCTGAAGCGGCAAAAGCGGCATGGGGGCAGGTGATTGACGTGCAGGGCATCGGCATGGGCTGTACGCTGATCCACCGACACGTGCTAGAGACGTTCCCATTCAGAACGCATAAGCACGCTTGTTGTGATTGGGGATTGGCGCTTGACTGCCAGGCGGAAGGGTTTTCACAGAAATGCGATCTTGGCGTCGTGTGCGGCCACATGACCACGCATAACCCATCCAGCAGAGCCGGCGGTATTCCGTGGGTGCTTGGAGTAGAGGGGCCGCCACGCATTATCTGGCCTGACCCCGATGAAGAGGGCGTTGGTAAGCTGTACAGAGTGGAGCATCTTTGATGGCATATGCAACAGCAGCAGAGGTAAGAACATATCTCAATATCACTGGCACTGACCACGACGCGCTTCTGACAAAGTTGCTTGATGGGGCGACGGCAGCCATTGAATCGTACTGTAGACGCGTATTTGTCGCGGTGACAGCATCCAGATACTACCAGGTAACAGAGGTAGACGGTGATACGTTGTGGCTAGATGATGACCTGTATAGCCTGAGCGAGTTGCTGAATGGCGACGCCGACGCGACCGAGATTACATCAAGCTATTACTGGCTACTACCACGCAACGAAGGGCCGCCATTCTATCAGATCAAGCTAAAATCATCGCAGTCGTGGGACTTTACCACGGATGGTGAAGTTAAAGTAACGGGCAAGTGGGGCTACTCGGAGACCGCGCCGGATGACATAGAGCACGCGTGTATTCGACTGGCGGCTTACTACTACAAACAGCGTGACGCCCAGGTATTCGACGTGACGGCGCAACCACAGCAGGGCATGATCACTATTCCCAAAGGGATGCCGGCAGACGTGAAACAGATCCTTGATAAGTATGTGCGGGATGGTATCGCATGACCACGTATGCGGGATTCTTGAATGGGCTACGTGACCTGAGCGTGAGTGGCGTCACCAATCTATCAGAGCCGCCGGCGTCACTATCTGCCGAAGGACTGCCGGCCAAGTGGGTGCAATTGCCAGTTGGCAACGAGCCAGTATTGACGTTTGGCTATAACGGCGGATGGACTCGATTCAAAGCGGATGTAGTGATTGCACTTGTGCCGGCCATGCAGGGTACACAAAATCAGAACTGGGTGCAAGCAGTGGCAATGCTTGACACGTTCACCACGGCGCTGAGAGGAGCAGATGTATGTGAATCTGTGCTCACTTGGTCAATTCAGCAAACGGGCGTGGCTGTAGGAGATATGCAGTATTGGGCGATTGTGGCGAATGTGGAGGGCAATGGATGACCAAATACTTAATCATAAAGCGAATCATTAAGAAGCCGGAAGACCAGGTTTACGAGCCTGGTCTTTTTGTTGACCTGAATCTCTCAGAGGAGTGCGAACGCATCCTCATCGAAAAACGGTGTATCAGCAGAATCAATCGGAAACGAATCAAACCACTAGCGGAGGTAATCGAAGATGGCACAGACAACGGGCGGAATTAGCGCCAAAGATATGTACGTGACGCTGGCGACCACGAACATTTCAGGGTCCAGCAACAAAGTCACGCTTACCCCTACCCTTCAAGCCGGAGAGTTCTACACCTTTGATGGTGACTGGCGCAAGGTTGTAGGTGACAAGTTCTCGTATTCCGGCGTGATGCGAGCGGTCTACACTGAGACGGCAGATGAGGCCATGGAAGAACTGTATACAGCCTTTGAGGGCGCAACGGCAGTTGCATTCGTGGCCGCGCCAAAGGGCAACACAGCCGGCAACTGGCAATGGTCTGGCAATGTTCTGATCACTGAGGCTCCAATTGAGCTCGAGGCCGGCAGTGGCAATGCAGTGATGGTCGAGTTCTCATTCGAGGGCGACGGCACATTGACCAAGGCAACAGTTGCTACATCGTAGCAGACAACAAAAGGAGAATTGAATCATGGCAGATAAGCCAATCAAGATCGAGATTGACAAAGATGCTGTACAGGACATGCCGATTGAGAACCTTGAAACACTCGAAAAGGCGCAGACCGGCGACCTGGGCGCAAAGGATATGCTTGACCTGCTGGATGGTTTCGTGGTGGGCGGCGTGCGAGGCCGGGGGTTGAAAATCAGAGACCTCCAGACCATTACGGCGGCTATCAACGAAACGTTCAAGGAAGAATCACAGGGGGAAGATTCCGCCTCCAGTTAGATATGTTTCTCTGGACTGGAGGCGATTCTGCTCCATGGGAGTATGTCGAATATCAGCTTTGTCAGATGTACCATTGCACGCCATCGCAGTTAAAACGTGAGAACGCCGCCAAAGTGATGAAGCACCTCTATATCGTAAATCGAGAGCGTGAGTTGAATGGCAAACACCGTTGAAATTATCATCAAAGGCGAAGATCAAGCATCGCGTGCAATTAGTGGTGTTAAAGGCGCGCTGGGCGGCCTGAGCGGTGGGTTGCAAAGTGCAGGCAAAGCCATGATGGACACGGGCGCTAAGATGTCTGTGGGGATCACCGCGCCGCTTCTCCTTATCGGTAAAAATGCGCTTTCAACCGCTGGCGACTTTGAGGGCGCTATGAATATCCTTGGCGTCGCGGCCGGTGATGCCAGTGTATCCATGGGTGATCTCAGCAAAGCGGCTCTTGCTGTCGGCAAAGACACATCTCTCGTTGGTATTGACGCGTCAGAAGCAGCCAACGCCATGACCAACTTCTACAAAGCGGGGTTGACCACTTCGGATGTATTTTCAGACCTTCAGGGCTATCTCGCCGGCACCACAGAACTAACCGGCGCGCTGCGCTCTGCCATTGACCTCGCGGCGGCGTCTGACCTTGACCTAGCATTTGCCTCTGATGCTGTTGCGATTGCCATGGCTACGTTTGGAATCAATGCAGACGAAGCTGCTGGAATTGCAAACTCGTTTGTTGGGGCTGCTGACGCGTCTACTGCCGAAGTGTCAGACCTCGTGGAAGCAATGAAAAATGTCGGGCCGACCATGGCCTCGTTTGGCTATTCCCTCGAAGATACGAATACAGCACTTGCCATATTGTCCACGCGTGGCATAAAGGGCGCTGAGGCTGGCACTTCGCTTAAATCCATGATGACCAACCTCATGCGGCCAACTAAAGATGTGACTGGCGCTCTGAAGGAGCTTGACGTTTCACTCTATGATGCTGATGGCACAATGCGATCAATGCCTGAAATCATTGGTGATCTTGGCAAGGCTATGGCCGGCATGACACAAGAACAGCGGAACCAGTACATTCAAACGCTTGCCGGCACGTATGGCATGAAAGCTATGGCGACGCTCCTGGATGAGGGCGTAGTCGGTTGGGAAGAGATGGAGTCTGCGATTGGCAACGCAGCCAGCGCGCAAGAGGTCGGGGCTGCCAGAACGCAAGGATTCAATGCCGCAATGGAGCAATTAGGCGGCGCTATTGAAACATTGATGATAACAGCGATCACTCCCCTACTGCCTAAGATCACGGGGCTGGTAAATACCATTGGCGATTTTGTAGGGAAACTGATAGAAGCCGATCCTCAACTTGTCCAGATGGGCATTGTCATTGCAGCAGTGGCAGCCGCGGCTGGGCCGCTCTTGATGGCACTGGGCGCTATCTCTACAGTGCTGGGTGCTGTTTTGTCACCTATCGGCCTTGTCGTGGCAGCGATTGCGGCGCTGGGCCTTGCGTGGGCTACGAATTTCCTGGGGATTAGGGATGTACTGACAGAACTGTGGGAAACCACAATCCAGCCGATCTTCCAGAAAATCATGTGGGTTATAGAGGGCTTCATTAACTTTCTGAGCGGCACACCGGAAGGTATGAAGCAATTTATGACCGCCATTCAGTTTGCCTTTGGGTTGACAGCAGGTGAGGCGTATACCTGGGTGGAGACGATTAGAGGCGTGATTGCTACGGTTGTCGGTTTCTTTACTGAAACGATACCGCAGGCTGTGTCTCAGCTTGGTGAAATCCTGCTGCCAGTATGGTTTGGTATCAAAAGCATAATAGCATCCGTGATTGATGAGATTGTACCAAAGATCGTTGAGGGGTTTGGCGTTGTCGCGCTGTGGTTTGCTGAGAACTGGCCGGCGATTCAAGCAGTAATCGAAGAAGTATGGGGTGCAATCCTGTCAGTCATTCAGACTGTGATCAATACCGTGGTTCCGTTTATCGTTGCTCAGTTCGGTGTGATTGTGGCATGGGTGAATGAGAACTGGCCGCTCATTAAACAGACGATCACAACTGTGCTTGATGGAGTGCTAAATGTAGTTCAATCAGTCATCTCATGGATTCGCAACTTTTGGGAGACAAACCACGACGCGATTATGACCGTGGCGACCAGCGTATGGAATATCATCAAGAACTCCATCTCGACGATTATCAATGCCATTCTCGGAATAATCAAAGCGGTCATGCTGGCAATCTCAGGCGACTGGGATGCGGCGTGGCTACTCATTAAGCAGGTGGCGCTTGATTACTGGGAAGCGTTGAAAACCAACTTCGATGAAACCATGACCGCGGTCAAGACAATCCTTGATCTGATTCTTCCGAAGATTCAAGAGCTATGGGATACGGTATGGACGGCTATCAAGGAAAAAGCAATTGAGATATGGGATGACATCAAAGAGTTTGTCGACACCACACTCAAAGCGATCAACCAGACCATCACGCGCATACTGAGCAATACCTTTAACTGGATTGTCTCGAAGGTATCCGATTGGATTCAAGCTGGCAAGGATCTGGTCGGCGGCATGGCGCAGGGGATCACTGACACGATACAAAAAGTTGTGGATGCTGGCAAAGGCATTATGAACGCACTGAAAGAGGCGATTCTATCTGTGCAGCTCCCGATTCCCACTGTTAGCCTCACATGGGAAACATGGCACGGGATCAAATACCCCAGTGTCGGCTTCGGTGTGAAGTGGCAAACCATCGGCTCACTGGTTGCCGGCAATGCGCCACAATCCACAGGGAATGGCGGCAACTCAGCACAAGGCGCAATGGCGGCCGCGGCCAACAATACATTGAGTGGCTGGGGGATCACGCGAGGCGCCGGTAACGGTTTTGGGATCAGCAAGGGAACGCTGGAAGATTTCGGGATAAGTCGTGGCACGCTGGAAGATTTCGGAATCGTGCGGACTGGTGGAGGTGGTAAAACTGGCGCGGTGCCAATCGGGTTTGGTGAGGGAATTGGCGAAGCAACAGGCGGCATTCCGTCAAGTGGTATTGGCGGCTCTGGTGGCGGCAGCGGCGGCGGCGGTGTGGTTGCGGTCATTGCCGGCAATGATCCTAACAGTGCCTTTGCCAGTTCTGACCTCGAATACAAGATAGCGGGGCTAACAGCATGACAGAAGCATGGTATCTAGTGGCTGGCTCTGATAGCCTCCAGGTGCATCAAGTAACTGACAGCTTCTATGGCACGACACTGGAAGGGATCGGTATGCCGCCGGTGCAACATGTGACTCAACGCGCGCCACGGCAGGATGGCAGTACCCGCGTCGCTACAGTGCTGAATGACCGGACAATTGACGTGGGATATATCGCCATTGCGGCCAGCCGGCAGGCGTTTTGGGAAAACCGTTTCAACGTGGCGGAGTACCTGAAGCAGTTTGATAGTCTGGTGCTGCGCATTGTGCTAGATAGCGGAGAATCATACGACATTGACGTGGCATTTCTGGCAGAGACATTCCAGCCAGTGGGAACGACAAAGTACTTCCATGCGCTGCGCCTTCAGGCGTTTGATCCGCTTTTCAGGGCTACAGACATTTCAACTTTGACTGTGGGCGTAGCGGTAACTGCCGGCGGCGACTTCACATTCCCGCTCACATTCCCGATCGTGTTCGGCGGCGGCACAAGTGTAAATCAGAGTATCCCATTGACCTATGATGGATCATGGGCGGCATATCCACAGATTGACATTCGTGGGCCAATCTCTAATCCGAGTATCGTCAATGAGACAACAGACGAAGAGTTGGCAATGACCGTCACGGTGGATGATGGTGACGTGGTGCGGATTGACTTAAACCCACGGGGTAAATCAGTCTGGCATATCACCGATGATGAAAATTGGATGAACTACTTGGACTCTGACAGCGACTTAGCAACGTGGCATCTGGAGCCGGCGCCGGTTGCGCCAAACGGGATTAATGACTTGACATTCTCAGGCACAAACGGCGGCAGCAATACGGCGATCACGCTGCGATGGTACGATCAATTTGTAGCAATTGGTAGGAGAGCATAATGGCTGAAAGTTCTTGGTTGTGGGATGGGAATAGCAGCTCTGGTGGCGC